TCTCCACGTCGTAAGTGATGATTACGAAATCACCGGCTTGCTCCGCACGTCCAACCTTGTTGATTTGATACTTCACGGCGTTGAACGTGATAACCGAAAACACGGTTTCCACGGTATAGCCGGAACGGATCTTGAGCGTGATCGTTCCAGTCGTGGTTAAGTCGTCGCGGGTATCCTCGATCTTGTTGCCAATCTCGTTGACGGTGACGAGCTTGTTTGCGTGTTCGCTTTCAAGGTTCGTGGAAATGACGGTTGCATTGACGATGACGCCAACGCCGCCAGTGATGCCGTGAAGGTGCGCGGTTCCTTTGGTTTGAGAGGCCATGATTTTTTACGAGTGAATGATTTCTAGTCGGCGGAAGGTATTCTTTTGAAATCCTGATTGTCAAGCATCCAATAATTCGCAAGTCACGTCAAAAACCAGATTTTCGACAAAGTCGGTTTCTTGCCTGTCGCTTGGATCGTCGGCGGGCGTGACGTAGTGGAAATGAATCTTCTTCACGGCGCGGTTGTCGGTCCCGACAGGCTTGTTGAGAGCGGCCTGCAAGGAGGGAAGGTCATCGGTCATTGCGAGTTCCAGCGCCCCGGCCCATGCGTCCAGATTCGCCCTGGTTGTGACCATGGAATCCGCCCGAAGCTCGAAACGCAAACGCACGATTCTAACGCCAACCTCAGTCGGCATGTCCGGATGCGGAGAAGAGTTTTCGGCGTAGATAATGAGCCAAGGCATGACCGCTTTTTCCTCCTTGTCATGGCCTGGATAGGCATTCAGGCCAGCGATATTCAGGACGCCGGGAAGCCATGAAGCGAAAGCCTTTTCAACTTTGATTTTTGTTTGCAAACTCATTTTAGTGATCTTGATGCAGCCCTCATTTTGCGATCCATCATGCGCTTGATAACCGACGTGACGGCCTTTTGCCGATGCTCGATTGCCCGAGCCTCGCCGTGTGCGTCAAGCGCGTTTTCGATATACCTAACGTCATTCGTGAGCGTGACAGCGAGCGTTTTCCCGTCTCCGGTTACGCTTCCAGTCCCCGGCGACTTTTGCCGCGTGGCAAACCCTGGAATGCCGCGAACGCCGCCAAGCTGCCGCGCCCCTGCCGCGAATCCGCCCTTGGCGAATCCTACCAGCTTGATTTCCTTCGTGCCGTATTTCACGGCGTTCTTGAAATCGACACAAATCAGCATTTCGCGAGGCTTTCTAACGAATCTTTGTTTTCGGTGAAGCTCGCCGCCGTCAAACATTCCGACCGAATAACGACGATCCGTTTTTCCATGCGTATTCAGGACGCTTGCCGCTTCGGAATACTTGCCGCTCTTCACAAGCCTTGAGAATTTCGCCGCAACTCCCGGCCCGGCCTTTGCGTCGTTTTTCAGCCAATCATACGCGCCGCCAACCGACCCGTAAGTCATGGACAAACGCATTAAAATCTTTACCTGTAATTCCTTCCCGGAAGAGGAAGTCTTTCCGACTGGCCGCGTGTTGAATGCCAGATCGGCGGCAAAGAGGCGCATTTGCGCGGGCAACACTTCGCGGACGGTCGATCCCGCCGCGTCGGCAAGTTTCTGAATGGATGAATCCAGTTCGGAAATATCCGAGAAACGTAATGTCACGTCGCCGTTGCTCATTCGTTGCGCCTTTCCGGTTCCACAAGAACAATCGTTATTGCGATCCGTCCTTTCCTGATCGAATTCGGCTCGCTCGAAATTTGCCAGCTTTCGGACCTCGCTAAAACGGTCATGCCCGATTTAAGCGCCCCCGTGTAAGCGTCGGCGGGAAACTTCACGACAAGCGTTCGCTCGTTATCCGTCGCCGCGATCCCGAGCGCGTTGCTCGATTCGGTTTCATCTTCAATCGCCTGGATCTTCGTTGACCCGATGGTGATTTCTTCCGATCCCATCGTTGCGAGGGATTTCTTGAACGCCGTTAGGAGGAAGGTTTGAACACTCATTTTCAGGATCTAAAGAAAACGGCCCGCCCTCTCAGAAAGGACGGGCCGCTTATGAATTCCAACAAACAACCCGGAGAAATTAGAACCTCACGGTGCCGGTTGCATTGACCGCCGCGCCCGTAGTGGTGGACGCGCCGAATGTGACCTTGAACCGGACGTAACGAGCGCAATCCGAAGGGAGGCGAACGCGCTTGAGGAAAGCGCCAACACCCGCCGCGCCCGCGCCCGTCAAAGTCTCAGACATAAGAGTCTGGCTGATGGCGGCGAAGTTGGAAGTTGTCGAGCTTTCCACGATGTAAGTCACCGTGCGAGTGTCCGGAACAATGGTTGTCGAAAGAGCGGGAACGCTCAATTCGAGTTCGATTCCTTCCGGTCGGAAGTTGTTTCCTGCCGCCGTTCCAAGATCAATCGCGGTTGAATTCGTTGAACTGGAAGCGGACGAAGGAAGGGCGAACGCGGCCGGATTTACGGCTTTGTCCTGAACGTTTCGTGCAAATTCGTTAGACATGATGATGATTCTTTCTGGTTTCCGTTATGTTAGGCGATTGGTTCGGTGTTGAGAATCGAATCGGTTGCCACGATTGGAATCCCCTCGTATTCGGTGGGCGTCGGAGCGTGGATTGATCCTCCTCCCTTTTCGCCGGTTTTGCCGGTGAGAGTCAGCGACGCGACAGCGGAACGGGATGTTTGCAGTTGAGTGCGCGAACGCTTGCTCATGAAGATCGCGTCCGGAGTAACGCCAGCCGGGAACAAATCAAGAGCGGCAGCAATCAGCGCGTCGGTCAAGCCCTTGCCGGAATCGGCGGTGAGATTCTTGATGCGGACGACGCTGTTTTTGCTGGCCTGTTGCAGGCCGATCCAAGATGCCAAATCAGCGACCTCTCCCGGCCCCTTATTTCCGTCAGCATCAGATAGCGACTCGACGCGGAACTCGGAAAGCTCCATCGTTCCATTTTTGCCCATGACAAGCGTCACGTCGCGAGGACCGAACTTCACGAAATACACGGACGATCCGGTGTCAGCGGTCGTTCCGGTAGCGTCCTTAATCATGCCGGAATCGACAAAACTAACCAAACCGGGAAAGCCGTTAGCGGAGCCGAGCGCGGTTTTTCCGTAGAAGATTTGTTTGCCAATCTTGCGAAGCGCGGCCTCCATGACGCCGGTTGCCTCATTCGCCTTGATGTCCTGAGCAGGGCCGTTTTCCGGCGCGTCAAGGACGGTTTTCCAAACCTCGATTCGGCCACCAAGGACAGAGCAATCGAAATGTTTGTTGTCGAACGTGGACTTGCTTCCGGGAATTCCCTGTGAAGCAGCGATGAAGTCAACGGTTGGCAAACCGGTGCGGACAAGCGTCTTGAAGCCGGTGCCGTCAACCGTGCGAACGGGAAACAGCGCCATTTCAGGAGCGGCGGAAATGGACTCTTCGACAAGTCCAACGACGGCGTCAGAGCCGTTGAGTTTTGCAACGTCAAGCAGTGTAATGTTAGGCATGGTGGTTTCTTTCTATTCGTGAGAGTGGATAATTATTTCTTGGCGAACGCAGCGGCGACACGGGCAAAGCCAGTCAGGCCGGAGATTTCAGATTTTCCTTTTTCGTCCTTGCTGGATTCAGGAAGCGGGTTTCCGCCAAGGCCAGCGAAGCGAGCGGCAGCGGCCTTTTCAACGTCGGCGTCAAAAGTGGCGAGCTTGCTGTTTGCGGTGGTAAGCGCGGTGTTTGCGGTGACAAGTGAAGCCTCCGATTCCTCAAGAGCCTTGGCCGCTTCGTCGCGTTCCGTGGTCATGGCGGAAATATCGGATTCAAGCTTCGTGATTTTATCGTCACGATCCTTGATCGTTGCTTCGTGAGCTTGCACGGTGGACTTCAAATCGGAATTCTCGGTTTCGAGTTTTCCAATTTCCTCTTTTGCCGAGGCGTTGGTATAAAACAGTTTCATAATTTAGCGCGTTGCGATTCGTGGTTAGCTTAACGTTTCTTTGATTTCAAGGAAAAAGGAATAAATTTCAAGGATCAATCTCCGGATCTTCCTCGTCATCCTCCGGATCGTCCGGAGGCATACAAAGGACAATGACGGCGTCCCGAGCTTCCGCCCTGGTTGCGATGGCGTCCGCCAATCCAAGTTCTAACGCCTTGTCGCCCGAATACCATCCGGCGCGGAAAACTTCCGGGTCTAGCATCGCGCCCGCATTCGTCCGCCCTTCGGTGACGTGATTGCGGAACGCCTCGCCAGCCGAATTGATCGACTCTTGCAGGAACTCCAATTGCGTTTCGTCCGGTTCCAAGTGGAACGTGCTTTTGAGGTCCGCGCCCTCACTGACAAGAGCCTTGAAAGTGATTCCCATGTCCGCCCAAAACTTGTCGCAATCGGCCCATGAAATGATTACGCCGATGTTGCCGATTGTGGCGGACGGCGACACGATGATTTGATTCATCCCGGAGACGAGCCAATACGCGGCGGAACATGCCATTCCAGCGCAAAAACCAGCGGTCGGAATGCCGAGCCCTGAAATCGCTTGCCCGGCCTCAATGACACCGGCAACCGTTCCGCCTGGAGAATCGACGTGATACATGACGCCTTTTGCGCCTTGCGCTTTCGCGTCTAACGATTCGACAATGATCGTGTTGTAACGCGTCGCAAGCCCGAGGTATTCGTAAATCGGCGGGCACTTGAAAAGCAACGCGCCCCGGATCTCGATATGAGCGACGCCGTCCGCGTCCATGTGCATCGGCTTGCGGAGCGTGTAGAATTGTTCCCAATACGAATCGGCCCGCTCTTCCGTTGCCGATTTTTCGGCAGCTTCCAGAGCGGAAAGAGCATAGTCTTGAACGGCGTCCGGTCGGATCATCCATTGATGCGAGCGGATACTTGAAAGCATCCGGAGTTGAGCCGTTGAGGCGTTGACGGTTTTCATGATTGTGCGGCGTTGTCGGGTGCTGAAACAAAGTTAGGATCGGGCATTTCATTAGGAGTGAGCATGTAGAACAAACGACGGTCGATCTCGATCCCGCGTTTCTCTTCCTCCGCAAGAATGCGCTCTTCGCGGTTGAAAACCTCGTCAATGCGCTCCATGTCGAAAGCCTCGATGTCGCCGCCGCCCTCTTCCGCAATGATGCCGGTGCGGTTGCGCAGACCGATCTTGTAATCTTCCCGGCGCTGTTGAGCGTCGCGGCCTGGATCAATCGAAAACTTGCGCGGCATGACGAATCCGAGTTTCCACCAATCGGCGGGATTTTTCGGACGCGGGAGAATCCCGATGTTCATTGCAACGGCGACGGCGTAACGGATCTCGAAAAGGGCCGGTGACTTGATAACGTCTTGTCGATCCTCGACGGATGCGCGGGCGCGTTCCTGGATGTTCCGGACAAGCGCGGAGTTGACGCCTTCCGACTTCCAAAAAAGCTCATAAGGCCAGTTGACGGCGGCAGCGTGAGTGCGAATGACGCGGTCTTGAAACCGATCCCACATGTCGCCCGGCGTGTTGTTCTCGACGGCTTCCAGCTTCCCGCCTGAATTGCTCCGGAAGTATTTAATCATTCCGCCTGCAAGGGATTCGACTGTCGGCGCTGCCGCTGTCGTCGCGGTTGCGTCACGTCCAACGGTAACGGACGGGTCCGTTAGATCCGGCCCGCCAGTTTCGTTGTATTCAACCAACGCGTAACTCGCCCGGATGTTCTGATTCATTTGCTCGCGTTCCGTCGCGGTCAACGATCCGTAAATCAACTTGATAGCCGCAGATCCGGACGGAATACCGCGAACCTGATCGTGCCAGCGAGGATCGAAAACGTGAATGCAACGATCCGCTTCAAGGTCAACGTCTTCGGCGGGAGTGTCGCCAAGAACTCGATATGCCATCGCCCGGTTGAACTTGTCCCGAATGACGCCGTGCGAAATCCGCAAGCCTTTATATTTCCCATCGGTAACGATGGTGTATCCGCTTTGCCCTTGCGACGTGACACCCGATTGACGCTGGCCAATCCGGTTGACGGAAATACGTTGTGTCAGCGGATACCCGCTCGTCGCTTTCGTTAGGTAAATCAGAAAGTCGCCGTCCCGGTCGATTGCGACGCTGTCGAGCCAAAGCCGGGTTTTGAAATCCCATGCCCGGCCTTTCACGTCGCAGTTGCCATACCATTGATTTTTCAACCAGTCGATTGCGAGCTTTCCCCATTCGCGATCCTCGCCCCAAAAATTCGGGTCCCATGCGCGGCCAATCGCGTTATCCGCCTTTTGCACCATCGGCGTTGACCACGGCCCGAAGTTTTCAAACAGGCGCCGCGATCCGGAAACAATAAATTGCCGGTCGAGGTCCGGAATCAGTTTCTCGAAATCCTCTTTGAAATTCCTTTGCGGAGGAATCCCGCGATCATTCCTGGAAGCCGCGCTTGCGAAATTTTGAGGCGTCGCGATGCTGGTTGGCGTCACTTCAAATTGGTTGCCGTATTGGTCGAGGATGGCCATGTTAAACGATTCTTCCGTAGGTGCGAGACGATGGAGTTAGCCCGGCGTCGAGGTATTGCAACGCCTTGTCGATTACCATGATCCATTCATGAGGCAGGATTTGTGACGCCCCCATAGCAATCGCGAAATTGATTCCGTTGCCACCTCCAGAAGAGATTTGAGCGCCTTTGTTTTCGGCAAGATCCGCAATCGTCGCGCTCTTCCAGTCTTGGAGTTGCTTTCGGTTTGACGCCGATTCAGCGCCATAACGAGTCAGCATTCCGACAAATTCCAGTGACGGCATTGCCATGATTCCGAGGATTAGGGAGCCTGCTTGATGATGTCGGAAACCGGGATGACGTAGGTTTCCCCGCCTTGCAGCGTGGCCTTGTCGCCGTCGATTTGCACAAGGTAAATCGGGCCGATCTCTTTGCCGTCCACTTTCGCGAAAACGTTAGTGCCAGCCTTGGGAGTGAATTCGGATTTTGTCGCCATGCGCGGAGCAAATCTTGATTGTCCGGAAAAGTCAACAAAAACGAACGCGAGCCGCAGAACCTCCGATGCAGGCGACGGAATACCGCGCCTGATCTTAGCTGTTCTGCTTTATTTTTCCTGCATGGTCAATCCTCGATCTCGATCCGAATCACTCCCCTGATCGTCTCCATGACAATTTGCATGACCTCGCAATCCCATTCGTGGTTGTCGTAATGGTCCTTGATCTTGCACCAGCGATACACGCCCGGCGAAATCTCGCGCTTGACCTCCGCTTTCATTTGCTCGCGATAGTCCTTCGACACGTCAACGGGAATCCCGAAGTGACCGTCCGGCAATCCCATTTGACCGACAAGCGCGTCTTTCGCCCGGAGGTTTGAAAACCGGATCGTCCGGAATCGGATTTGCGAACTCGTCGTTCCGTTCTGGTATTTCGAGAAGATTTTCCAAACGATTTTCGGGCGCTTTGAAGTGCCGATGTCGTATCGGTATCCCTTGGCCTGATCCTCGCCGATTAGTATCATCCACCATCCGGCAACGTCCGGCCCGCAGTGAAGCCGCACTTGCTTGACGACCTCGTCAATCTCATACCGACCGTCAATCGCAACGTCCGGATTCTCGACGCCGAATCGGTCTTGAAGCTCAAACAAGCCTTGCCACGTCGTCACCTTCCCTTCCCACAAAAGACGGCTTGCGCCTCCGATCTTGAACGCCCGGATGACAACCCAAAAGTGTCCCTTTTGAACGTCAATCGTCATGAACCGATAATGCTCGCCGTCCCACTTTTCCCCGTTGTGGAACGCCTGCTTTCCGTAAGCCTCGCCGCCAGTCGTTAGCGTCGGCGCGTCGCTAGGCTCTTCCCAAAATTGCCCGAGGTCTTTGTTGATGAATTGTTTCAGCGGTTCCAAGTTCCCGCGCTTGGCCTGGTCATTCGCGATAATCCAAAGCTTCATGACCGACGCCCAAGTTTTCGTCCATACCGCCATGAACGTCCAAGAGAACGTGACACGATCCGGGAAATGTTTGTTGCCGTTCCATACGGGTTTGCACTTCGACCATTTGCGCCGATTCTGATCCGTGTCCGCGAACTCTTCACCGCATGACGGACACTTGTAACGAATGCTCGCGAAGATCGCAGGCCAGTCGTAATCGCCGGACTCATCCCTAACGATTGTCCGCTTCAAGTTGTCCATGACAACCGGATTCCATTCCTTGCATTCCGGGCATTGATGGTGCCCGTCATGCCACTTGCCATTTTTGCAAAACTCGTGCCATTCGGTTCCCTCGTTTCCTCCCTGGGATTGCAAGAGCATCTTCCGATTCAGCCTGTCGTGATGGCGCCTGAGGAATTCACCGATCATCCCGTTGACCCACTTCCAGACCTCGTCACCGAAACAGTAACGCATGGATTTTTCTTGAGTGTTCGACTCGTTAGCGCCGCCCGTAAACATGGACATGTGACGGAAGATGATCGACGTTTTCTTTGCGTCGTTCCGATCCTTGCCGGAAGGAATGAAAATCTTTGTCCATGGCGATTTCCGAAGGACTTTCAAAAGCCGCGATTCCATCCAGTCTTTTACGAGCTTGTCGTTTTGCCCGAGCATGAGCAAGTCGCCCGGATCTTGCGCGATGGCGTAGGATGCGCAAACCTCGAAAATCGTTGTCTTGCCGAATCCGGTAACGGCGATGTTTGCAATTTCCTTGATGCGAGGATCTTTGAACGCGTTCAAAACGAACTCATGCGCCGGGACAACCGACAAGTCGTATTTCGCGCCATACTGCGAACCGGCCAAGTAAACGTTTCTTGTCGCCAATTCCGAAAGCGGCAACCGATCCGGAGGCTTGACCCCGGACAGGAAGCCGACTTTCCACGGCCTGCTTTCCTTTTCCTTTTCCGCGATCATTCCGTTTTCCCTTCCTCGCTTTCGGCGAGTTCCGTTAGGATTCCAAAAGAGTAATCTTCGCACTTGGCGACGGCGCCGGGATAGTCGAGGCCAACCAGCATTTGCGGAAGCTCCGCAGGAATTTTCAGGACAAGCGCCTTGATCGTTTGCCCGGTTGCCATGCCCTCGCGAATCTGACTTTCCTTCGTGACGTAGTGCCCTTGCTCGCGAAGTGATTTCAACACGTCGCGGACGCCAGCGATTTGCATTCGGATCGTCCGCGCCCCTTCATAGTCCCGAGCCTTGAGAAGCTTCCTTTGGAGTTGCTTCAATTCGTGCTCAATGTCGAGGTGATCCGTTGCCGGTGGTTCCGGTGGTTCATCGCCTGCAAGGGGCGGCGTGTTTTCTGGCGGCGCATCCTCGACAGCGGGTTTGCGTTTTCGCGGCGCCCGTTCCTGGTTGCGCAACTTCTTTTCCAGTGCAACCGGATCGTCCAACGGATACCCTTTCGACCTCCACACTTTCACGCATTTTTCCGTGACGACACGGTCAAGCGCAACCGTCAATCGGGCCGCAATCGCTCTTAATGATTTGTCGCTAGGCTTGCCCGCCATGATTCATTTCCGTGCCAATGTTCGGACCTAGTTAAATTTTCACGAATTCACAC